GTCGCGATGGTCGTGTTGTTGGTAGCCGCCGCCTGAGTTGTCGTCGTCGGCGAGCCCGGCAGCGCGACGCTGTTGCTGATCGTGGTAGCGTTTCCGATCGACGTGATTGGCCCGGTCAGATTGGCGTTCGTGGTAACATTGCCCGCGGTAAGACCCGCAGCGGTGCCGGTCGCATTCGTGAGAACGCCCGACGCGGGAGTACCGAGTGCTGGCGTGACAAGAACCGGGGATGTCGAAAGCACGACGCTTCCCGAGCCCGTGGTCGTGAGTTCGCCTAACACGCCCGCGTTATCGTAAAGCACGCGGCCCGTGTTACCACCCGTGATCGTGGTCGAACCGACGCCTAGAGCGACGGCGGCCCCGGCGGGCGTCGTCCAAGTACCATCACCGCGCCAGAAGGTCGTGGCACTTGCCGACGTGCCGCTGTTCAAGTTGCCGACGGGCAGGTTGCCCAGCACGCCCGTCGTAAGAGGCAGGCCCGTACCGTTGGTGAGCGTGACGGATGCCGGCGTGCCAAGAATGGGGGCAACAAAACTCTGTTGGCCACTCCAGGTATTCGCATGGCCGAGCGCGAGCGCTGCGACCACCGCGCCCGTCGTCGGCGATATCGTGAGTGTGCCGTCGGAATTACTGACGGACGCCACGTTAGCGGCTGTTGTCGTGGCGAGCGTGCCGCTCGTCGGGAAGGTGACGGCGGTGTTGCCCGTCAGGGTGCCCGCAAAGGTAAAGGCGCCGGCCATCGCGAAATTGCCGCCGAGCGTGATCGTCGAGGCATTAGCGACGCCCGTACCGCCGTTGGCCGAAGGCAGAACGCCCGAAACATGGGTCGCAAGGCCGATCTTGCCCCAAGCCGGCGCGGCACCGACACCGCCTGAGATCAGCGCATTGCCCGTCGCGATATCGGAGAGCTGCGCAAGCGTCGTTGCGCCGCTCGCGTAGAGCAGATCGCCGGCCGTATAGGTCGCAAGACCTGTACCGCCATTCGCGGCAACCAAAGTACCGCCGACACTGACGACACCCGCCGTGGGGGCGCTCGGCGTGAGACCCGTCGTGCCGAACGAGATGGAGTCGACGCCTGCCGTCACCGGCACGGTGGCCGACCACGTCGGCACGCCGCCCGACATGATCAGGAGATAGTTGTTGGAACCGGCCGGAAGGCGCGCGAGCGTGTTCACGGCCGACGCGTAGAGCAGGTCGCCTGCGGTGTACGCGGCCAGCCCCGTGCCGCCGTGCGTCGGGTTGAGCGTGCCGCCCAGCACGATGGGGCCCGTCATGGGCATGCTCGGCGTGAGGCCCGTGGCCCCGGCCGAGAAGGTGGTGACGCCCGCGAAGCCGGCCTGCACATACGCAGCGATCTGTGCGGTGTTTAGCTGAACCGAAACGCCGGCCTGAACCGCCTCAAGCTGCTCCGTGCCGTTAAGCGCGACACTCTGTGGCAAATTCGGGATTTGGACGAACGACGACACGTTATGGTGCCTTTCGTGAATACGTACGCAACTTGCGCGCGCGCATTTTTTCTACAAATTCAGGATCAGTCCAGCGTTTCTTCATGCGCGCGGCACAAGCTGCGCGATGTTCGTCAGTCTGAACCGACTGGCGACGTGCTTCCTTGGCCTGCGCGTTCGCAAGTGGGTTGGTCGCATAAAAAATTTTCTGCGCCGCAGCAGCCCGCGTTTTAGCACTGACACTGCGTGACTTGCCGAAGTTGTTCGGCTTTTTCCCTGCTTTGGCGGTGCGCATCTTCTCAATCGTTTCGGGCGAATGCTTGCGACCGAGCATTGTTTTCCGCCCCGGCAACCCGATCTTGCGCGCCGACATCTTGGCACGCGCTTCGTCCGACATCACGAGACCGGAAACGCCGTCGCCTCCGTCGGTCATGTTGACAAGTTCTACGCCCTCGGCGCGCCACTGCGCGATGCGCGCACGCTCGATCTGGAAGGCGTCGATCTCGTCAAGACCGTCGACCACGATCTTGATTTCGACGACCAGTCCAAGACGACGCAGCTTCGCGAGCACCTTCATGTGTCGATCGTTGCGGTCGCGGACGTGCCAAGCTCGTTTGTCACGTCCCTTGCCGACGTAGAAACATGCGCCCGTGTCGGGGCGCCAGTGCTCATAAACGTAGAAGGAACTGCTCATAACGGACCTGTCTTGGGCACTTCAGTGAAGCCACGCGGCAGTCCCGGCGTGGCGTTGCCTGGTGCCGAGGGGTTCACGAGGATGACACCCGGTGTCTGGTTGGTGCCGTACGGTGCCTCGCCGGTCTGCTGCGTGACACGTACGCGGCCGTCCTGCGTGGTACGCACCTGCCCCAAGATCACAGGAATGCCGGTGAGCGGGTCGCGGACATTCTGCCCACTGGTAAGGCGCATCAGCTTTCATCCTCGGTGAACGGCTCGGTGCGGGGATTGCGCACGGGCACCGGATCCGCGGGCAAGATGATCGCGCGAAGTTGAGCTTGCGGTTTGTCGTTGCAAGTCCGCGTGCAGACGAGGATGCGAAGGTTCATAAGAGACGTGCCGCGCCAATCCATTTGCCACACAAGATCTTTATGGTTGTACCAAATGCCGCAACGATCGCAGACCGCAAACGCCGACGGACGTGTGATGCTGGTGTGTGCCCTGCCCGCGCGCGATGCGTATGCCATGCTCAGTTCCTATAATAGCTTGAAAGCATGGGACTGAGATAGAAGGGGGTGTTTTCTGTGTCTTGTGAAAAAGCGCGTTGATACGAAGCGTCGGCGAAGCCCTTATTCACCGCGACCGAGGCAGGTGCCCATGAGCGGCCGAGCTGCACGGCCATGCCGTCGGCGAAAGCGTTCAACCAGCGATAGGGAATGTCGACGGTCTGGCCCGACGTGAAGTCGGCATCCTGCATCTGCGTGACCCGATAGTAGGTCAGGAACTGCGCACTGGTGCCGTCGGGCACCGGCCACAATGTCACCGTCGGCGCGATCAGGCGATCAAACCAGAAGACCGTCGTGAAGCCCTGCTGCGTCTTGTTCGGGTAGGTCGCGTACTCCGAGCGGCTGATCGGCAGGATGATACGGTCGATCGCAGGCGACAGGCCGTTGCTGATCGTCATGTAGGCGTCGAGGATCATTACCGTCTTGGGGTCGACGGTGTAGGTGGCCTGTGCCGCGACGAGCGGCACTACGACCTGGTCGACCTTCCACAGGTTCGGCGTCTGGTTCGACCAGTCGGCGAGCAGCAGATTGGCCGCCATGCGCGACCCGATCATATGCTCCTCGGTGAGCGACGTGTTGCGCACACCAACTAAATTAAAAGAATATAAAACGATCTCGCCGAGCGTGGGATTGTAGGCGTACGTGCCGGAAGTAGTCATGACGCCCTCCTACGCGGGGTTAACGCCCGCCTGAAGGATCGTGGCGACCACGGTACCCGTGCCGCTGTTCAGCAGGATGCGCACGAAGCGCGGCACGAAGCTGAGTGTGGTCATGATGTTGCCAGTAGCGGTTACGGCTGCCGCGTCAGGCGACGAGCTCCACGTCATGCTACCCACCGCGATGGGCGTACTTGGGTCGTTGGGATCGTCGTTCGACGTCTGGACGGTGTAATTCACCGCACCCGTGACGACACACTGGATGCTGATGCTGGGCGGCGCCCAGTCATCCATGCGTGCGAGCGGCGTCCCGATCGGGACAGCTGCGTTGGGGCCTATGGAAACAGTAATCGGGCGCATCTAGTCATCTCCCAGCGCGCCGATCGCTATGTCAGGGCACGCCCTTCGTTGGCGTTGCGACGTCGGTTAATCGACGTCGAGCGTCTTGTGACCGCGCGGTGGCGTGCCGCTATGGGCCGAAGACAGCGGGCTGAAGTTCGATCCGGCACGTCCGCCCGACTTGCGCGGCGCGCGGCCGGCATGGACTTCGCGCTTGCCCTTGACGGCGCCAACGTGCTTGGCGTGCTTCATGTGCTCGCCGTGCTCGTGATGCTTGACCTTGCCGCCGTGCTTGCGCTTGGCGCGCCCGCCGTGCTTCTTCTCTTCGGCTTCGGCCTTGATCTTCTTGGCGTTGTTGCGCATTTCGGGCTTGGACTCGAGGTCCTCGTCCCAGTCCTTTTCCGGCTTGCCGAAATCCTTTTCCCCGGCTTCGCCGCCGCTCATCTTGTGCTTACGACCCTTCATGACGGCCTCCTTAGAACTGAATGTAGTTGACGAGGACCGTCACGTAGCCGTTTGCAGGCTGCCCAACGGACGTAATGTCGAGATACAGCGGTCCCGCGATCGGAGCCGCGACACCTAGCACGGTGGTGCCCGCCATGGCCGCGAGCTGGGCAGCGGTGTACGTCGGTATGATGCGACCGGTGGCCGCCTTCACATTGACACCGCTAAGGTACTGGGTGCCGCCCGGCGTAGAACCCGCCGAAAGCGTCGCGCTGGTCGCGCTGTCGTAGGCCGTCAGAACATCGACGATGAAACTGTCAATGCGGCAGCCCGGCGGGATGTTGATGAGCACCTCGGTGACGAGGCCGCCTGTGTTCACAGGCATGTTGACGATCTGGTTCAGATCGACCGGACCCTGATTGAAGGGGGCGTTCGGGTCGCCTGCGTCCTTGTTCGGCCCGGCCAGTAGGGGGCCGGACCAATGCGATGCTGTCATGTTAGTTGACCTCCTTCAGAGGCACGACATTGGCGTTGTCGCCTGCGTGCTTGTCGAGATAACGAAGCGCGGCCAAGAGCGTGTCTCGATCTTCATTCGCGAGGCCGATGAGCTTGTTGCAGGCGGTGCAGAGCAGCTCGCGCACCTGACCTGTCTGGTGATTGTGGTCGACGGCAAGTGCTCGCAGCACTCCCTTGCGCGTCTCGGTTTCTTCCTTCGCGCAGATTGCGCAGCAGTTCTTCTGCGCGGCGATCATCGCGTTGTAGCTGGCCGGGTCTAGACCGTAAGCACGTTGGCGGTGGTCGTCAGCGAACTTGCGACGATTGGCACTGCGATATTCGAGCTGGTACGCCGCGCGACCTTCTTTGGTAGTGTGATCGTATTTCGTCGTGATCAAAGAACCGTCACGAAGATTGTCGATCGCGCAATTGTCAAAATTGCGATCCTGAAAACGGATCAATCGCGGCCACGTACCATGGACCCAGAACCACGCCAGTCGCTGCGCGTAGTAATCGACGCCGTCGACACGTAGGCGGCGATACTTGCCTTCAAGACATCCTGCACGTGCGCCCGTGCGAAGTCCGCGACCACGACCTACCCAGACGAAAACACCCGTCTGGGGATCGTAGTTGAGAAGTTCGCGAAGGCGCGTAGCAGTGATCATGTGGTCCTCTTTGGAGTTCTACGTTACTACCCTACATCTTACGATGTGGGGAAGGAACCCCAAATTGATCTCCAATTGTAGTAGCCAAACGAATAACGCTCATATCCCTTGACAAGGAGGTTATCGGTTATGAAGTCGACCTGCATATCCGTCTCGAACTTCACGCGCTCCATGTAGGCGAGGCCGTCGATGTTCGTGAGGAGGAACCAGGCGAACTGCGAGGTCAGGTAGTCGTTCGTCATGTACGATTCGGGCAGGCCGCCCGAGGTCGTAAAGATCGCGTTGACGTCGTTGTCGGACGTGCCAGGGCGAAGCTCGGTCTTGAGCAGGCGGATGGCGACCGGCTCGAGCTGCGGCGGGACGATCAGCTTACGCGCGCGGGCGAAGATCTTGAGGCCCGCGATGTCCTTGAAGTTCGTACGCACCGAGATCATGCCGTTGAGCAGCGTGGCCTCGTTGAGATCGACGTCGATCGCCGGGCGGTTGGCGATCGTGCCACCGTCGATCGGATGGGCCGTCGAGCAAAGCGCTACACCGTCGCCGCCGATCGAGGCGTTGTAGGTGGTCGCCGTGTTCAGGACGTTGGCGCCGTAGATTTCCTTGGTCTGGTGGAAAGACTCCATCAAGCCGAGGTTCGATGGGTGGAACTGGGCCTTGTAGAGGTTGTCGTCGATCG